GTACTGGTCAGCGCTGTCTGAACCTTCTGGATAGGCTGTTAGCGTCAGTGAAGCACCGGCAACCATTTCATCCTGTTTCGCGTCATCTGGGTCGAAATAACACTCGACGGAACCCGAAAAGGTCTTGAGACCGACCGCATATGTGCGGCTTGTATCACCCATCGTTGTGTCCTCGATCGTGTCGGCGGTTTCTGAGATTGTAAAAGAACGGATTTCGCCGATGGCGGTATCTGCGCCGACGGTGCCTAGCTTTACCGTTCCTTCTGATCCTGTATGTGTTGCCATTGGGAAAACTCCTTATGCGGCGGTTTCTACGTCATTTTCAGCAGTGCGATATTGCACAGCTACGGTGAAGCGGCCCACGGCAACCGGCTTTTCACCGTCACCACTCAAATCGGCCTCGAACGCTGTGACTTGCGTGTCTTTTGCAAGGCCACCCAGCGTAACATCTGCGGCAAGAGCTTCTTCTACTTGCACCGCAATCGCGTCTAGCTTGTTGTCATATGCCAGCGTCATGTTCACATATGCTTCAACAGCCACTTCTAAATTGCGCATCGTCGAACGACTGATCGTCATTGTGTCGAACTCTGTCGTCTCTGTGCGCGTAAATATACACAGCGCTGGCAACTTTGTTTTCTCCAGCGGATAAATCCGGCTGCGAAACACGTTTGTCCCTGTCTCGCCCAGCCCTGTCAGCGCCGTTACAATCGCGTCCCTTATTTGCTTTCTAACGTGCGCCATCAATCCAACTCCAGAACCAAAACCGTCATTCCAGTCCCATCATCTTGCACAATGCGAATTGTGTAGTTGACTGCGTTGACGATCAGCGCGTCGCCTTCTGCGGCGCTTGAAACGTCTGCTGTGCGGCATTGAAAGCGTGGTTGTTGTAATGCTATGCCGACCCCTGCGCCGGTCTCGACCTCAATAAAGTCGTTGTCGAAAATGCCGTTGACCGTGACGCCTGCGCCGCCTGATGGCGTATATGTTGCAGCGACACCGAAATCATCAATGCCCACAAATATCGCCCGATCATCTGCACTTTCAACAGCCATCTATTTCTTCTTTTTGCCGCGCTTTGTAAGTGCTGCGGCGCTTTTAGTTGTTAAACCGATTGCGCGATCTGTGATGCTTGGCGCATCTTCTACTGGCGCGCACTTGCCCATATTCACAAGTTCGATGCCGATGCTCTCTGACACTTCGATCGTGTCGCCGACTGCTCTGGCTTCACCGTGTACAACGATTGCGCGTTTACAAACTAATTTCATAATTTAACCCCTTTGAGGAAGTGGGGCGACCAAAGCCGCCCCGCTAAAGTTAGGATGCGTCGATGTCGAGACACGCAGCGAATGACTGCGCGTGACGTACCGCAACGTCCATTTCCTGCATAACGCGTATACGAACAGCGCCAGTTGATCCGGCTGTGTACGGGTCGATCAAAACGTCTGGTGTGCTAAAGAAGCCGATCATCAGTTGGCTGAAATCGCCAAAAATCATCGCAGACGCAGGGTCAAGTGTGCCTTTCGTCAGATCAGACGGGACGTTGTTTGTCACCGCCAGATCGTAGCCGTAAAGACTGTCCCAAGGCGCATCAAGCAACATAACGCTATCAGTCGATGCAACCTTTGGAGTTGATGCCATATGTGACTTCACTTTCGGGTTGGTCAGATAGGCAAGCGTATTGCCGTTGATCGCAGCGTTGTCAACTTCGACTTCCTTGACCAGATCAGTGATTGCCTGCCAAGTCAGATCGCCACCGTTTGTGCCGATAGCTACTGAACCGATGCCAGCGGTGCCGGTGATGCCTGTTGGCTCATTAGAACCGCCGCCTTCGATGGCAACATCTTCTACTTTCTGGGCCACTGCGTTCAACAGATCGTCACGGACGATCTGTTCTACACTAGGATCGGACTGAATCATTAAAAGCCTCGATACATCGGTAAACGCCCCAAGCGATTTTGGGGACATTGTAATTTGTGCAAACACAGCGTTCACTTCTGATGTTGCGCCGTTTTCTGCGACAAATCCGGCAGAAACGCCAGTTGCCAGCTTTGGAATAGCAACGTCACCTTTAAGACCAGTCATAAAGCGTGCGCCCAACTCGTTAAACACAAGGCGCGCACGCAATGCGTCAACAAACTGATCACCCATATGGTCGGTCGGCTTAAGATGCCCACCGGCTGTCGCTGTGCCATCAGTCAGATCGCGGCGACCAGTCCAAAAGCTGTCTGGTGCGTAAAAACCACGGGCTTCACGTCCAGAACGCTTTGCAATATCTTCTGAAACTTCACGCTCCAGACCTTGCAGGCCGGAACCGTTCACAAGACCGCGAACAGCTTTCATAAAGCTGTAGTCGCGTTGCTCTTTGGCTGACATATCGACCGCACCGGCTGATTGCTCAAGCGGCTTTCCTTCGCCTATGTTGTCGAGCAACAGGCCACGGAACTGATCTACTGAATAACCGTTTTTGATTGCCTCATCAGCAAGATCGCGACGGTTGTGCTTGACTGCAAGCGATGTGATCTCGCTGACAGTTTTTGAAAACTCACGCTTTGCAGCTTCAACTGCTTCGGCGCGGATTTCGTCGTGATTGATTTCGGTCATTTTGACCTCCTTTTTAATCACAGGTTCAACAAATTCAGCCTTGCGATTGACACCGACAGAAGAATCTGCTGGCACGCTCACAATGCTGGCTTCATACGGAACCCAACTAGAAACCGCAACCGTCCCGTCACGCTCGTTTTGTTGGTCCATTTTGCGGATTTGATAGCCGATGCTGACGTTGCTTCGTATCCCATCCTTGACGTCGTCATACACCTCTCTTGCCAGTGCGCTTTTTCCAAAGCGAACCACCGCCCGCAACTTGCGGTCGGCTTCATCGAGATAGGTGCGTTCAACAACGCCAATCTGTTTCGTCATATCGTGGTCGAGCAGCAACGGTGCGTGGCCGCTGTCCAGACGTGACAAATCAATCGCATCACGATCGTGACGCAAAACTTCTTTTCCAAAAGAACGCTCAACAGGTTCTTCTGATGACAGCGACATTCTGACGCGCCGGTCATCTTCATCAACCATTTCAGCGTTGCCCGCGCGGAACACCAATTCGCTGCGGTCAAAGCGGTCATAATCTTCATCATCCGGCTTTGTCGCCTCGACTTCTACCGGCATCGCGCTTTTGCCAAAAGTGATGGTCACAGTGTCATCAGTTTCGGTAATGTCTTGTATATGTCTGTCCATTGTCTGCACCCCACTATTGTCAATATACCGCAGTGACTCGATTTTGGTCAATGTGCTGAATTTATGACCGACAAGCCGGTCGGTTGCGTCATAGCCTTCATCAATACGATCTAACATTTCTGTGCCTTTATACGTCGCCATCGTCCTGCCCCACGTCTATCGTCGGCTGTGCCGGTAACTTTGTTCCGAATGGCTGAAAAGCTGTGTCGATGTTGTAACGATCAGCTAATTCGCGCTCACGATCCACCTGTTCGAACACTTCCTCTGTGTCGCGGCCATAATGCGCGTGAATGTCTTGCAAGCTGACGATGCCGTTGTTTAGTGCCAGCACGTTTGCAGCTATTTCTCGCTGTGGATCGACCCACGCAAACCCGCGCGGGCGATAAATCACGTTGTCGGCGAACAAATCATATTTTTGCATTGGTAACTGTACGCGGCCAACCGTAATCGCCATCTCCAGCCACGACCGATAGATTTCATCAATGAAATGATCAACCATAAACTTCTGCATCATTTTGAAATGATCGCGATCTTCGATGGTGCCTTGCCGGATGCTGCTGTAGCTGACGCCTTCCAGATTGTTTGCAAGCGAAACATAGCTGACGCCCAGACCAGACGCGATCGACCGCAAGATTGCTTTCTCGAACTCGCTGAAACTTTCGGTGCCGCTGCTAGGTTCAAAACTTTCGAATGACATACCAGCAGGCAACTGAATAAAACTAGCAGGCTCCGCTGCGTCAATCATAGGCGCGTGACCGTCATAATCGTCGCCGATGAAACCGTCACCTTCTGGCG